CGAGCGTTGCCGTACCCCTCACCGTTTTGATGATGGGCACCACGATCATGGTGGCACCGAAGTCGGTCGGCGGCATACAGCGCTGACCCTTCACGAAGAGCGCCTCGTACCACGCCCGGTACGCCCCAGGGATACTGTCAAAGGGCAGGGCCGCACCGGGCACACCCACCTCAGGGTGGAACACGGAGATGTTGCCCTGCATCCGACGCCGGGTCACGGCGAAGGGATCGTCAGCAGCGTCGGTCGGGAGCTTGACTTTGAATTGGGTCTTGGACCCTTTGTATCGGCCCTTGAACGGGTGGATACCCACGAACATCTGGAAGCTCAGGATTGCGAAGGAGAACCAGTCCGAGAGTTCCGTCCACTGGTGCTGCTTCACCGTCCAGTCCCGGATGGACTCCATGATGGCGAGGGTCGGGTACTGCGAGGTCTGGTAGCTGTCCACGTCGATGCCGTAGAGGTCGTGGTTGCCCTTCGTGACGAGGTAGTTCATCTCGTTCATATCCACGACGAGGATTCCAGCCTTGTGGGTGTTGACCACCCGGTCCTGGAGTTTGCGGACAAGCCCCTTCGTTGTGTCCGGGGTGATGCCTTCCCGCTTCCTGAACACGGGGGGGAAAAGCTGACAGAGGGTCCAAGCCTTCGGGACGTATTTCGTGGTGTACCCGATGGGCTTCCCCGCTTTGTCCACCAGGACCTTCAGCGGATTGACGACGAAGGGGTCCTGTATGGCCCCCAGCGCCTGGATCTTCCCCATGGGGAGCATATGACCGGCGTCGTGGTAAACCTTGTAGGCGACCCCGCCACGAGTGTAAACAGTGCCCTCGCCCCCCGCCCCCACGTAGTCCTTCTGCGTCAGGTCAAGTTTTTGGCCAGTGCCTTTGACGTAGACCCTCATTTGGGATCCTTCGAGACCGGATGGGTCTCCATATAACAGCGAATGCTGTTGTTTCTTCGTTCAACGGACAAGGGAGGACATTCCCTACCATCATGCCCCGGAACGACGATGTAGGCCCATCCTGTGATGTGGCTCTCAAGATCGGTAATGCCAAGGTTCTCCAATCTCCGGGGTCGGTACTCAGTCAGGTTCATCTGGATCACGATCCCCTGCTTCAGTGCCCAGGTGAGGGCATCCCGGATGAACTCCTCATCAGGTGGTCGGACGTCGTGTTCCTCGATGTAATGCTCCCATTTGCCGGGGTACCTCCAGTTGCCATTGGGTGTCAGGTTGTCCGTGCTTCCCAGCATCGTCCGACATACCCGGCAGCGGGCCACCCCACGGTAGCTCTTCTCAACGGTCCCTGCTTTGAGGTACCGTATGCAGGCGACTTTTTCGGCCTCGGTCATGGGCTTGACCCAGGCCAGGGCCTCCTCAGCGGTGTGCGTCTTGAAGAATCCGATGGTTTTCATCTTGTGCCTCACACGCTGCAATAGAATGTGGGGTACAGTTTGACTTCCCGTTCCTCACCGAACATGGCGATGGAGAGTTCCTGGAACATCATGACCAGACGTTGCATCGTTGCCATGGTCACCGGGGCGGTAGCCTCGTCGTAGGGATTGTTTTCTCCGACCTCACGGAGAAGGATGGCGATCCCGGTCAATCCCTCATCAGGAAAAGGGTCCGGTTCGCTGTCCTGAACTGCATCCAGGTGATGAAAAAGGATGTGCTCCGCCCCAACCCCATCATTACAGAGATCTTCCCAGAAGTCCCCCTCATCCTCGTCTTCCCGACAGCGCTCGTAGAGAATCTTTATCGCTGGAGACATCTTGTTGTCCTGGAGCACCCTCAGACGGTTACCGCAGAAGGGGCAGAAGTCACCCTCCATCACGGCAGGCGTTTTGTGGTGCCGGGGACACATCTTCAGGGCCTCCTCCTCAGGGATCCACAGTTCCTTTTCCGCCACCTCAAAACCCAGGTACGTCCTGGCATAGTAGTCTGCGCTCACTCTAGCCCCCATGACATCCTGATCTGCATAACCAGACCGTTGGCCTCGCTGTTCTTCCCCTCATCACGCAACTTGTTGACCTTCCTCCACCGAGGATCGTCGTCGTAGGACTTCCCCAGGGCTTCCCTCTGAGCGAACCCACACGGTTTCCTTTGGTCCTTCCTCATGTGTCACCGTTCACGGAGGACACCGGACCCCAGAGGGATCCTTTGCTCCGCTCGACGGCCAAGTTCGTCCGGGCCTGACGCAGAGCCAAGCAGATGTCCCAGGCGTGGTGTGGATTTGCCGTCTCAATCCAGATCACCTTGGATTTCATCACAACAACAGGTTCGATCATCACCTTGACGGTCCAGGCACCATCCATGCGGTGTTCTGGATCCTCCACGTACAAGATGTCCGGGATGGGGTAGGTAACCCCGTTGTGGTCACACCAGCACCCTCGTGTTTCATCTATTCTTGCTGGCTGCATACGTCCCCCGTCCAGATTGCGGCCACGCCGAGATCGTCGTCGTGATGCCAGTGGTTCTTCAGGCAGAAGCGCTTCTCGAACGCATTGCACCGTCGTCGGAGGAAGGACCCCGCAGCGTTTTTGATGCCAGTGATCTGTGCGACCACCTCGGGCATGGGGATCGGCTCCATCCCCTGACCGGGAGGCTGCTTTTGAAAGGAGTGGACACCATCGGACATGAGGAAGACCGCCTGATACTCAGCGACGTCTAGTTCGAGTCGCCAATCAAGGATCTCCCTGGTAACGGCCTCTGTGGTCGTTTCGGCCATCTCCATCTGCCCGTTCTCGATCCGGGTGACCACCCGGTTGGCCCAGCCAAGTTTCACATAGCGGTCCCACCGGGATCGGTCGAGGAGGTAGGAGATGTAACCGGGGCGTCCCTCGTAGTCGATGTCCCAGATGACCAGACTGCCATCACGCTTGAGACCTGCGACAACCCCGTCGCCTGTGACTGCCACATGAACGACACCGTCCATCTCGTAGGCAACGAGGAGGGTGGCATCCAGGCATTCCATCGCAAGCGGAGGCAACACCTGACTCCGGGTGGTTTCCACGAGCCACTGAGGCGAAAACTGCGGGGCGTCCCACGAAATCTGGCTCAGGGCTTCCATCGTCAGGAAACGAGCACCGAAGTCCGTATCCGGGGAAGAGGAGCAGCCATCGGCCACGATGCCGTAGACCCGCCCGTTCGGGATGACCCCGGCACGGGCGTAGTCCTCACAAACCTCGTGGGTTTTCCCGATGGTGAAGTAGTAGTCAGCGTGCATTAGGAGACCCTCCCCACGTGGATGCGAAGCATTTTCAGATGGAGAAGGGTCTCCTCTTCCCAGTCCTTCCACCCCGCAGCAGCCTGCGCCTTGTAGTCAGCATCCAGCGCATCCATCTCGGGCATCAGCCCCTGTTCCTTTGCCTGTGCCCGAACGAGGAGAGCATTCGCTCGCCGGACAAACTGATACCGGATCTCCCGATTGGGTGCTGTCAACATCAGACCCCCAGCCCGTGGGCCTTGTTGGTGGCTTCCTGGATGTCCTCCCAACTGGGGTCCTCTTCGGCTCCACCCCTGCGCCGAAGTTCCTTCCAGATGAAGCGCATGGTGTTGCACTGCATATAGATGGTCATTGGGTGGAGATTTAGGGTGATCTGTACACCCAGCTTCAGGAACTCGGCACGAAGGTCGTCGGAGGACACATCGCTACGGTCCACGGCCCCGTCCGGCCCCTTCCTTACCTTGAGGTCGTCCGCTAACTTCCGGGCCTCCATGATGGCGTCTTCACCGACGAAGCTCAGTTCCTCAAAACCGGACAGGGGATACCCAATGAGTTGGTAAAATTGCTCCCAATCCTCCTGGGGGATGTTCGGAAGCATCCTCAGACCGCTCAGGTCCAGCCCCCCGGCGTCCAGCATATACCGGACGAGGCTGTTCGCCTTAAACCGGGGTCGACCATCCTCATCGAGGAACATCGGTTGCATCGGGTGTTTGGAGTCAGGCATGTGGAGTACCTCCTGCACGAACAATCTCACAGTGGGTGATGAAATACGCTCTGGATTCGAGGCCAAAGCGGGCACTGAAACGATTGGCCTCCTCCCGGTATGCAAACCAGTAAACGTGACGGACTTTGTTACCCCCTGGTTCCAGCGAAGGAGTAGGATCAGGGACAAGCCAAACTTCGGGGGTATCCTCGGACCCATCATGCAGATGCGCCGGGGTCATTTCCACGTCACAGCGCAGAGGGGAAATCTGTCCTCGGACTTTCTCGGGGGTGGGGCGGGAACCAGCCGGGCACCACTGATGAGAGGCACCGGGAAAACTGAAATCGAAGTCCAGCACCCGGATCACCGCATCCTTCTCTGGCTGGAAGGCTCGGGTGAGCAAGTTCAATTGCTGCTGGTAACACCTGTTGCGGTGGGGGGTTCCGTGTACGACGACTCGGTGTCGCATGTACCTCGTCGCTTCCGGGGGCCACCATCCGTCGTGCCCCAACAAAGCCGTCATCTGATCCGTGGGATCGCTCTCCGCTTCAAACTGTAGACTCAGCACCGCAGCTTGTTCCTCAGAGAGGTTTCCCACGTGTCTGCGTATCCGCCTTTTGAGGTTATCGTAGGCCGTCCAACTCATCTAAACCTCCTCGGGGTCATCTGCCCTCACCTTGTCTACTCAGGACGAGACTCAGATGATCCCCGAACGGGTAAGAGACGGGGTTCTCAAAAGGAAAGGGACTTGGACGGCCCCCCGCTATTCAACGCCTGGCTCTGGCTGCTGATGCTCTGCGAGATGAACCCGCCCAGCTTGGCCAGGGCACCCTCGGTGGCGTCACCGATGGCGACGTACTGCTGGAACCCGGCGTCGTTCTTGAAGGTCTCCAGCCACTGGTTCAAGCCCCCTGTGTCGGTGTTCACGCCGATGAGCACCGGCATGAGGGACTCCAGCGCCTCGCTGGTGCGGGCGTCCTCGATGGCCTCGGCCACCATTTTGCAGGTCGCCTTGGAAGCGTTGTCCATCCCGTCCGTGATGACGAACAGGGCACCGTTAACGGCGTAGTCGATCTTCGTCAGGTCGGCTCCGTACTGCGTCATCGCCTTGACCGCCGAGAAGGAGGCGTCGAACAGCGCCGTTGTGTGGCCGTAAGGCAGGCACCCGTCGTAGTCCGCCTCGTTGCAGTCGGGCAGCGGCTTGAAGCCGTGGAACTCCTGGATGTTCGTGTCGAACAGGAGCACCCGGAGCATCAGGTTGTCTGCCCGGTCGGACTTCCGGCAAGCCTGGACGCAGATCTTGATGGCCCCTTCCATCTCCTGACGGTACGAGCCGACCGATCCGCTGACGTCGACCACAAGGGTGGCCAGGGTGTACTCGGTCGCCCCGAGGTTGCCGATCTTGGCGGCGGAGAACCCGAAGTGGGTGCCTCCGATGGTGTGCTTTTCCAGATCCTGGTTCATGTCTGCAAACTTAGGCATCGTCCTCTCCTTGATTTGACTGTCCGGAGACAATCGTGGTAAAGAAACCGTTGAGTCTATTCCGATCTAAATTGGCCACAGAGGTACAAAAATGCGAGGGAGAACTTGGACACAGGATGAGATTGTGGCTTTCTTTGCACGGCAGAAGTTTCTTCTCATCTCGACTTACAGAAAGGCCAACCTTCCAATAGAGTACAAATGCTCCTGCGGAAAGATTGCTCAGATCAGTTTGGACGGCTTGAAACAACGTCTCCGAAAAGGTAAACCAGCTTGCTCCCATAAGCGGAAAGTGGCTTTCACTCTGAAGGAGGTCCGGGACTTTTTTGCGGAACACGGATGCATCTTGATTACAGACACCTACACCGGATGTAATCAACGGTTGACGTATCAATGTTCGTGTGGGAGACAAACTGCTGAGACTAACTTCAGGATTTTCAAACACAAAGGGGGTGGTCATTGCCGCCTTTGTATTCGAGAAGGGATTTCGTCTCGTAGTCAGAAAACAATGAGAGACCCCAAAGTCCTGGCCAAACAGAGAGAAACATTTAGACGTAACTATGGAGTCGACAACCCCCTCCAAAATCCCGGCGTAAAACAAAAAAGGGAACAAACGTGCCTGAAAAGATATGGCGTTCGGAGTGTCAACCAGGACCCGGAAATTAAAGCCCGGCAACGAGCAAGTTTTCGGGCTAAATACGGAGTTGACCATTTCATGCAAAACCCTGATTCTCTTGCCCGATACAGAAAAACTTTGCTGGATCGTTACGGGGTACCTA